TATTCGTTTACTTCCCTAATTAGCACAAGCGCGGACATGCTCACACTCGCCCGTCGAATAGTCGTAAACCGAGCCCGACCCGAATTCACTTTTAGCGCGATCCAAATAGAACTCTCCACAATGACCCTCGCACGCCAAGAGGCCATTATCTCCACGCTAAGAAACGGGCAACTAACCCAACTCCCAACATTCGGAGCGTTTAACGTAGACGCGTTAGATTTCTTTGTTGAGGGATACTCCGAGCGTATAGGTCAAGAATTTTGGAGTATTACGTTAAACCTCTCGGACGCGAGACTTACCCGACCGTCTCAGCGTTGGTCCGACATTGTGAGCGGCGTACTCTGGAACTCCGCCGCTATAGCGTCATACACTTGGGACGACCTATTAAGGGAGTATATTTAACTTATGGCATCTACACCGAACTACGCATGGCCTACACCGGACAACACCGACCCGGTAGCCGACGGCGCGCTTGATATGAGAACGCTTGGAAACGCGATTGACTCAACAGTCAAAAGTCTTAACACGGCGACACTCGCCTCTATCGCGACGACAAATACGACAGTCGCCGCTATCGGCGCTTGGACCGCGTTCACCCCGACGATAACCGCACAAACCGGGACGATCACCTCTTTCACTACTCGCTTGGCTAGATACTCAAAAATAGGTAAAACGGTTCACGTGATATTTGAGTTTATTATCGGAGTAAACGGCACCGGCTCGGTTTATCTAATTATGGCTAAACCGATAACCGGAGTTACTCCTATAAACAGTTCTACCGGCGTAATTGGATATGGCGGCGAAGTATCAATAAGTGGATCCGCCATAACAATTCGTGAGGCGTCCTCTACGACCGTTTTAATGCTCGGCGTTTCAGGTGCTCCCGGCTATGTCGGACAAAATAACGCTCGAGTTACCGGCTTTTTCACTTACGAGGTCCCATGATGAACCTAAACCTAATTCTCACAGAAACCGACGACGTGGAGATCTTGACCGCTCGTATGCGATTAGAACGCGACCGATTACTCGCCGCGTCCGATTGGGCTATGACTCCAGACTCCCCAACCAATAAAAACGAATGGGCAACCTACCGCCAAGCCTTGAGAGATTTCCCCGCGACTTGGACACCCGGACCCGAGGCCGATTTCCCGGAGGCGCCGTGAAACTCTTAGCCCTAGTCGCCGCTCTGACGATCGCCCTAATCTTTTTCGTTTCCGGTTGCGCGGACCGTACTCGGCACACTTGCGAAACCGATCCGTCCGGCCGCCGTTGCGACACTTCTAACGGAGCGACGACCCCGTGAAAAAACTCTCTAACTCTGAGATAAAAGCCCGGCTCATTTTCGTAGTCGGGATTACCCTCTCGTTCGTTTTCGGCGTTTCTATGCTCGGGATCTTGTACGGCGTGCTTTTCGTCGTCCAACCGCTCGAGCCAAGCCCCACGGATCAAGAATTTTTAAGTATCTTAAACCCTGCTTTTATGGCTCTCCTAGGTCTTTTGGGCGGAGTCCTCGCAAGTAACGGGCTCCGAGACAAACAAGAGAAAGAAAAAGACGATGAGTAGAAAATACACCGGTAACACCGAGGGCGTCGGTAAAGGTAAGCGCCCCGGACTCGAGCATTTAGTCGCATGTATTGACTACCTCTCCGGTAGCAAACTCTGGAACAACGGGACCTACGTCATGCGACCGATGAGAGGCAAGACCGCGATAAGCGTTCACGCCACCGGACGCGCCGCTGATATCTCCTATAGAAAGACCGCCAAGAAAGCGGGCTCGTCGCGAACCTACGTCGTCCAATGGATAGACCTACTCGTTAAACACGCCGACGAACTCGGTCTAGAACTCCTAACGGATTACTCCTATACGAAAGGTCTTGGCGGCGGCCGGACTTGGAAGTGTGACCGTGACGCATGGCTGGACAATAAAAAGGGAGTTATCGAGGGAGGCGGATCCGCGTCGTCGGATTGGATCCATTTAGAACTATCGCCCGAATTCGCAGACAGTAAAGACAAGATCCAAGAGGCTATAAACCGGATCGTCTCAGAACTCCAAGCGACCCCTATCGTCGGATAATCCAACACTTAACCGCACCCGTTCGCTATTGTTCTCGTTATCGGTTAATCCGATACCCCGACGATATAGGAGGACTCATGTCCGAACAGTTAGCCCTAAACCTTGAGGGTATGCCACCGCTCAGACTTCTAACACCATTCGAGCGCGGTATGGAACTCTCCCAACGATCCGCGGATCACAAGTGGACGACCGCTCAAGCCTCCGAGGTTTATGACGCGATAGTCAAGACCGCGCGCATGTTGCCCGAATTCACCGCGGACGATATTTGGTCTCGGCTCCCGGCCACGTTCCCCAAAACTAAGGGACTTGCCGCGATTCTTAAAAGCGCCGCGAACGATGGGATATGCCAACCTACCGACCGAGTACGCAAAACGTCCAGAGGTGGAGACTCCGATCACGGGCAACGTTTAACCGTTTGGCGGTCCCTCTAATGGACCTAGATCTCATACAGTACCGACCACACGTCCACACTCTCCCGGACGGATCCCAACTCTTAATCACCGTTTGGGTAGGGAGAACCGAAAACGGAAAGACAGACCTAACCCTCACGATCGCGGAACGGCCGAGCCGTTTCTCATCGTGGGGATCACCCCAACCCTTAGAGGAGAAATAAAAAATGTTTAACGCAAAACTCACCAAATTTTTAATAGGAATAATCGCGACCTTAACCGTGATCGTCGGCGCTCTCGCCGGCACAAATAACGACGAGCCGATCGTTACAACTACAACGGTCCCGGCGGTCCAAGAAACGACGACGACTCTCGGCGCTCACGAGGCGCTCCAAGAGGACCTAGCAGAAACGACGACCTCGGTCGCGGATACGACGACGACGGTCCCCGTGATCGTGAACGCCGCGTTAGACACGCCCTGCTATGAATGGTTGGGACTTGCGGTCGCGCAGGGCTGGACGAACACTCCGGAGGTACTCGAGAAACTCGGTCGGATTATTTGGAAAGAGTCCCGGTGCCAACCGTTAGCGGAGTCCGCGTCCGATAGCGGCTTGACACAAATTAACCAATTACATAACGACTACTTAGCGGACTTAGGTTGGACCGAGGGCGACATGTTAGACCCCGCGAAAAACCTCTATTTCGCTTGGCGTCTCTACTCCGAGCGTGAGGCGTCCGGCCGTTGCGGTTGGCAACCTTGGAGCGTCTCGTGTTAGACGACCAAGACGAATTTGATATGGTCCTCCGACGTTTCCACAAAAACCGAAACGAACTACTCGAGGCGACCAAAAGAATAAAGATCCTCGAGCAAGAGATCCGATCCCTACGCGCCAAACTAGGCAACGATCCCGAGACCGGAGCCGGAGCGCCGTCATGGACTTAGGCGGATACGTTCTCGTCCAAGACCGGCTAAAAATGGCTTTAGATCGGTTCCCAAATTTGCGCGTCCAAGAGACCGACGTTCGCCCGGTAGAGATCGCCGGCCAAACATTTATAGCCGTGACTATGACCGTTTATCGCGAGCCCGGCGACGACCTCCCCGCGGTCGCTACCGCTTACGAAGTTTTCCCGGGCCGGACGCCGTTCCAAAAAGGCTCCGAGATGATGAACGCGTCCACGTCGGCGCTTGGTCGCGCGCTCGGCTTTATGGGCTTTGGGATCTCTAAGTCCATCGCGTCCGCCGACGAGGTTTCTCTCCGAGTCAATGAACGCGCAACCGCTCCCAAACCGTCGCAGGATCGCCCTAGAGCGCCCCAAACCTTAGAAACGACCGAGAACACTAGAGGCGTCCCGCCGACCGCTAAACAGTTGGAGTTTCTGATTAAGTTGGCGACCGAAAGAGGCGTAGAGCCTCCCGAAATAAACACGATGGGCGAGGCGTCCGCCGCGATCAAAACACTTTCCGCACTACCAAAAAAGCCGGCGACAGACGAGGCGCCGTTTTAATGAAAAAGAAAACCCCGACGACAGTAAACGACCTATTCCGAATTAACGAGGCGTCGTTTCAGAGTACGATCCTCGAATTAGCGCGCCTCTACGGTTGGCATGTTCACCATACGCGCGCCGTCCAGATCCGCCCCGGCTATTGGGCGACCCCGCTCCAAGGCGTCGCCGGCTTTCCCGATCTTGTTCTCGCTAAAAGCCCGACGGCACGTCACCGAGGCGGAGTCATTTTCGCCGAACTTAAAACGGCCACCGGCAGATTAAGCGACACACAAAAAGAATGGTTAGAACGCCTCTCACTTGGAGGCGCCGAGGTTTACGTCTGGAGACCTCGCGACATAGCGTCTATACGCGTCCGGCTGGAGGGCAAAACATGAGCAAGATCCAAGAATGGTCCAACATAGAGGGGATATTCTGGACGATCTCCGTCCTCGGCGGTTTATGGCTCGGCTATTTCATCGCGACCGATCCCGTCCAGACTCGAGCGCGCCGGCTGGAACGCCGCCGTAAACGAGTATCCAAGGCCATAGAGCGCCTCTACCTAGCCGAACAAACTAAAAGAAACGATTAAACCGTGATTATCAGAACACCCCGACCCGAGTCCCATTACCTTACGATCGCTAACTCGGTCGTCCGAGACCGCTCGCTCTCGTTTAAGGCCCGCGGGATCCTTGCCCTATTGCTCTCTTACCCGGATAATTGGTCCGTCTCATCGGAGCGCCTAGCACTAGAGACCGCGACGCCAAGAGGCGAGAAACGCGACGCGATACGTACCGGGCTCAAAGAATTAGAGTCCGCCGGCTACTTACGGCGCGAAGTCCGCCAAGACAAAACGACCGGCCGCATGTCCACAAACACCTACGTCTACGACACGCCCCAACCCGCGGAAAAGCCTCGGGATAACTCCCCGACTTGTCCACAGGCGACGACGGATTACCCGACGTCGGAAAAGGCGTCCCCTATAGAAGTAACTAATAAGAAAGACCCCCGAACAAAGTCCCTAGGTTATTTAAGTAAGAGAGAAAAAAACCGCGCAATTTGTCCACAATGCCACGGGCAACGCTGGACCGTCCAAGACTCAGACGTCATACCATGCCCATGCGATAGCGGACTCATCAGGGCATGAGCGACCACTACAAAGACAAACGATACGTGGAGAACAGAAAGAGGATCCTCGCCGGCTCCCCTACTTGCGTGATATGCGGCGTCCGTAAAGCGAACACGGTAGACCATATCCTCGAGTTACACGCCGGAGGCGATCACTCAATGGAGAACCTCCAGCCCGCGTGCGCGAAGTGTAACTACCGCAAGGGCGCCCAATATGGCAACGCTCAGAGGGCCCGCATAGTTAAAGCACGAAACGAGGCCGTAAAGACCGCCGAAACACGCCGGCCACGAAACACCCCAAAAGCACCAAAAAGCACCGAAAACGACGAAAAAGCCGAAAAACCTTTTTTTGATGACCCAACGTCTAC